GGATCGAGGGCCGCGGCGGCGAGCTTCATCTTCAGCACCTCGGGCGGCGGTACGATCTTATCGGTGTTCATGTCCAGGCCCTTGGCCACCTCGCGCAGCACTGCGCCGCGGCCCTCGATCCCCATGATCTGCATGTCGATCGGGTTGGCGGTGGCGGCCAGGAACTCCTGGCGGCGGACCTGGGCGGCTTCCTTGGCGATCAGCGCCGATGCCCCGCGCGCGACCACCTGCACGTCGCCCTTCAGGTCGGGATCGTCGGCGTAGCGCATGTTGTGGTAGTAGAGGCGCTCCAGCATCGGCTTGAACACGCCGATGTCGACGTTGCCGATCACCTGCTTGATCGACTTGCCGGCGTTGGAGATCAGCATGCTGAGGCCCGAGGCGGTGCGCCCCGCGCCGCCGGTGGTGTCGCCGGTCAGGTAGCGGGGGATCCCGCTGTATTCGTCGGCGAGCTCGGTCCAGCGATCGAACACCGCCATCAGTTCGCCGGCGTTGCTGCTCGGCTGGAAGAACTCCACGGCCTTGTCGGTGCTGCCGGCCATCGGATCGGTGGTCATCTGCCAGATGCGCCACGGCTGCAGGCTGGTGATGCGCTCGCCGGTGGCCAGCCGGTCGACCTTGATCCCGACCTGCGGGCCCGAGGCCATGGCCATGTTGTTGACCAGGGCGCGCGCGGTCGCGTTGGCGATCACCTGTGGGTCGCGCACCAGATCGGCCACCGAGTTGCCCCATATCGAGCCGGGGATCTTCTCGTAGCTGGCGGTGTAGTAGGGCTTGCGGCACAGCGGGTCGTAGTTCAGCACCGCCTTGATCACGTAGCTGCCGATCAGCCACGCCTCGACATGGTACTCCTGCGTCGGGTCCTGCACCTGCTCGGGCTTCATGCCCCAGTCGAGCAGGAACTGGCCGGGGACCGAGCCCCAGAACTGCAGCGCGTCGATCAGCTGGTCCGGGTTCGAGGCCCACGACACCGACGGCTTGCCTTCGGCCTCGTTGGCGATCGCCGTCTCGTAGAGCCACGCGTTGTGGCCCATCCGATAGTCGGTCAGCACCTTGTCGATCGCGCCGCTGTCGTAGCCGTCGACCCCCTTCAGCTGCTGCAGCTCGTAGCGGCTCAGCTGGTGCTTCTGGATCAGGTCGCCCTGCTGGACGTTCTCCATCGACGGGCACGGGTAGAAGTCGAACGGGCTCACCCGCTCCCATTCCAGCACCAGCTCCTGGTTGACGGTCGGCTCCTGGCCGCCGTCCCACGTCAGGCGCGGTTTCCGGCGCACCACGGGGCCTTTGAGCACCGCGGTGGGGTAGACGGTCAGGTCGTCGATGAAGGCGTCCAGCGCCTCCAGGAAGCCGCCCTCGACGAGCTGGTCTTCCATCTTGTCGGCCATCCGCTCGGCCCGCTTGGCGCTCTCCTCGCGCACCGCGGCCAGGGCCTGATCGCGCAGGTTCGAGACCAGCTGCACCGACTGGTTCATGTCGACCGGCACGCCGGCCATCAGCGCCTGGGCGATCGGCTTGGCGGCTTCGGCGACGATCACCTCGTTGATCTCGGCCGGCAGCTCCGGCACCGGGGTGGGTCGGATCGACCAGGGGCGCTCGACGCCGGTGCCCAGCATCACGTCGCGGATCCAGCCGGCCGCGGCGCGGCACTTCACGCTGGTGATCCCGGCGTAGATTTCAGCCCCGCCCATCTCGCGGATCGCCGCCAGCTTGTCGGGGTCGTACTCGGCCCGGCGGGCGCGCATGTTGCGCAGCATCCGCTCCTCGACGTTGCTGAACTTCCGCGCGTCGCGGGCGATCTGCCAGACCTTGTGGATGTGGGCGGCGATGCCGGTGACCAGCGGGCTGGCCTGCCGCTCCTGGGCCTCCCGGTCAGCATCCTCCCGCGCCTGCATCGCGGCGAGCGGGACGGCCCTCACCGTTCCCAGCTGCACGACGTTGCTCTGCGGCCCGGCGGCCGGCGGCGCGGGAGGCGCTGCGACGCCGAAGCCCCCGGGGGCAGGCGTCGCGATCGGAGAGAAACCTGGAGGCGTGAGCATGTGGGCAGGCTACCTGTTAGCAGGTCGCAAGTCCAGCCACAGCTCCAGCACCAGTATCCACGCGTTGATCGCCCAGGCTGTCATAGGTTCGACTTGTCAACCACGCGGTGGGCCTGCGCCAGCCAGCCGCGGATATCGTCGGCGCTGAGGCTGATCGCGGAGGTCGCCCCGCAGGTCGCCCCATCCTCGGGATCCAGGCCCGGGTCGGCGCGCACGGTGAGCAGGAAACGATCCCCCTCCTGGCGCAGGTTCACATAGCCCGGGTAGGTCCCGGCCTTGGTGACGGCGGCTTGTTCCTTGGTCATGTCCATCCTCCAGCGGAAACCCGGGTCACGACCTGGGCGACGGGGCGCGTCGATGCGCCCATGACGCTGCTGTCCGCGTGCATGCACGCATACTGGTGCGCGTCGGCGATGTGGCTGTGCTCGTTCTTCTGCGGGGTGTCCTCCACCTCGCCGTCTTTCTTCAGCTTGTAGCGATAGCCGCCGCGCAGCGCCCGGGTGAGCACCACAGCCGCCGGGTCGATCAGGTGGGACGGCCCGCCCTGGATCTGCCGCGTTAGCCAGTGGTCGACCGCTGCGATGCGCGCGACGATGTTGTTCGAGCGCGCCGGCTGCACCTTGAAGTTCGCCGCCTTGAGAATGTCGAAGCACGATTTCTCGTCGGTCTGGGCGCGCTGCGATCCGGCCGGGTCGCCGATGATCAGCACCGGGTAGCCGGGATACTTCGAGGCCAGCAGCGGTTTCAGCTTGGTGTTGATGAACTGCAGCAGGCCCATGCCGTCGGAAGTGATCGCGTCATAGGTTAGCAGTCTACCCATCAGGTCGAGCTGGTTGATGGTCGCGGAAGGATTGAGGCCAAAGTCCATGCCAATGATAAGCGGTCGGTCGGCCCCAAGCTTAATCGGCGATAGGGGGCCCTTCGCGATATGAAAGTCCGCTCTAAAAGCTTTGAAAACTGGTTGACCCGCAAGGCTTTTACCGAACTTGGCATGGATATACACATCTATCCAGTCCTCAGTCTTGCCCTGCATGAGGTTCGGATAGTAGTCCACCGGCAGGAAGTCGACCCAGTCGGCCTCCGCGCTCATGCCCGACGGCTGGAAGAACACGTTGGTGTTCTTCGGCGGGTCGCTGAGAAACCGCTCCCAGAAGGTGTCCATATCCGGCGGGTTGGTCATTCCCCAAAGGTGTCGATTACTTTCGCCAGCATCAGTGACGCAACCAACCCCGTTATCCAGCTTAGAAGGATAACGTCCGAGACGCCCTTGCAGCGCCTCGAAGATATCCTTGTTGATCTCGCGGAACTCGTCCAGCACGCCAAAGCTGGCTTGCAGCGAAAGCAGACGACGGACATCGTTGGCGTCGTCAAGACCCCGGAACAACACTTCACATTCGACATCCGAGAACTTCAGGATGAATTTGTAATTAGTCTTCTCATAGACCCCCGCCAGTCCGTCGGGGAACCAGCGCAGGAAGTCGGGGATGGTGGTGTCGCGCAGCTGCTCGCGGGTGTTGCGCACCACGATCGCTCGGGACCGGCGAATACCGTCCCGGCAGGGGGCCATGTTCGCTGCGTGGTAGGCGATCTTCATCAGGCCGGCGGTGGTCTTGGTCGAGCCGATCGGCCCGACGGCGAGGCTGATGAAGCTCTCATCGACGAAAAACCCGGCGATCGACTTCGGCGGGGTATAGCTGAGGGTCTCGGTCACCTATCCCCCTGTGAATAGCATCGTGCACAGGGCGACCACGCCGCCGACCGTTGCGCACCCGATCAGGCCCAGACCATCCCAGATCCCGTCGATGAACATCTTCATCACAGCAGCTCCACGTCTGGCCCGCCGAGGTCGTCCGTCAGCGGGAACATCTTCGCGACGGGGGGTAGCGCGGGCTTTTTCTGTGGCATATCCAAGACCATGGTCTTCGACTGCGTCGTTTGGCCGCTGATCAGTTCCTTCACGTTGGTGGGCCCGCGGGCCCCCTCCGGGATGGTGATGTTAATGGTGAACGCGGGCCCCCCGGCCCCGGGTGTCAGCGCCTGCGGCGGCTTGCGCGTGCCGGTCATGTCCATCAGCAGGGCCGACAGCTTCAGCTGGTCCTCCGGCCGCCACACGCCGCTGGCGAGGGCGTCCTTGAACTGCTTCTCGATCAGGCTCTCCAGCATCATCCGGGACTTCACCGCCCAGGTGTAGCCCTCGTCGGTGAGCCGCTGGCGCTCGCGCAGGACGGCGTCGTTGAAGCCCGGCGTGTTCTGCAGCCGGACGAGATCTTTCAGCCCGGCGTAGCCGTACTTGTTGGCGACCGTCGCTGGCGGGTCCACCCCCAGCGCGAGCTCCATGATCATTTCGCTGGGGACGTGGAGGATGGACACGTCGGTCATGTCAGTGGCTCGCGAGGAACCCGTCCAGCAGCAGCTGCAGGCCGCGCTTCGGCCCGGGGATCATGTCCCGGGTGATCAGCAGCGGCGAGCACCAGCAACCAGATCCGTTGGTGTGCGCGAACTCCCCTTCGCATAGGTCCACGCGCCGGTGCAACCACGCCTCCAGCAACCCTTCCTGATACAGCTCGATCAGGCGGTCGGCAGTCGGGGCATGGATATGCACAGGCATCTGTCGACCATGCCACATGCTAACCGGAGCGCCAAGGGTGTGCATAACGTGAGACGCCCCGGGGAGTTGGGAGCCCCGGGGCGTCTTGCTGCGCGATCTGCGAGAGACACGCTGCCACGCGTGGTCGGGTGACAGCGGGGCTTTGGGACCCCTCCCGACCGCGATTTACGGCTCAGGCTGTTAGGCGCTGAGAACCCGGATCCAGTTGCCCGCGGGGGCCGCCTTGACGCAGGCGTAGAGCGCCTTGGTCCCGGCCGCCTGGGCGACGCCGGTCGCGGTGGCGACGGCGTTGATGGTGTCGGTGCCCGCGCCGAAGACCTGGGCGGAGGCCGCCCCGTCGTTGGCGATGACCACCCGAGCGCCGGCTTCCGCGAGCGGGAGCAGTACGCTGTCGGCGGCGGTGGCGCAGACCGAGATGCGGTTCACCGCGGCGGTGAGCGCGCGGGCCGCGGCCTTGGTGCCGCCGGCGGTGGCGGTGATGGCGTCTTCCACCGAGCAATCGTTGACCAGATACTGGTCGATCGGGCGCTGCGTGTTGCCGCCGGCGTAGGTCTTCGTACCCATGGGGAGCCTCGTTTCGTGAACAAGAAAGATCCCGGGTCGAAGCCCAGGAAGACTGCAGCCTAACCGTTAGCTGGCGACTGTCAAGCTACCCCGAGATCGCCTGGATCTGGTAGGTGGCCGAGGTGTCCTTGACGTGCAGACCGACCGTGTCCGACGCCAGGATCTGCGGGAAGCCGGTGGTCGGGGCCGCGCCGTCCTGCGACACGCGCACCCGGCAGTTAGCGTCCGGGGTCACCGCCACGTAGCGGGTGGTGGCCTGCAGCGCCAGGGCCGCGCCGAACGCCTGGGCCGCGGTGACCTGGGTCGGCGGCCACATCGGCTCGCCGGTGGCCTCGTTGATGCTGTCGAACTCAAGAACGCAGATCGTCGCCATGGCCCACCTAGTAGTTGAGGCGCGGAGCCATCGCCCGCCACACTTCGTTGATCTCGATGTCGACGCCCGGCCCGCTCGGGTGGACGCCGTCGCTGATGATGCTCACCGGCGCGATCCCGCTGGTGATCGCCTTGTTGAACCCCCGGAACGTGTCGATCATGAACACGTCCTTGGCCTGGGCGATGCCGGGCAGCGAGTAGGCGATGCTGCGGCGCGCCGCCACGTTGGTGATGGTGTGCGTCGGGTTCTGGTTGAGCATGGCCAGCGTCGCCGTCGGGCACCGCTCGCGGATGTCGTCGATCCAGTCGCTCCAGGCGGTCTTCAGCTGGGTCATCCGGTAGCCGGCGTCGTTCAGCCCGGTCGCCAGGATGATCGCCTGGGCGTCGCCGGGCACCACCAGCTTCGGCAGCCGCGTGGCGTCGGTGAGGTAGGTGAGCCCCGCGCCGGCCTGCGCGCCCGCCCAGGCGTACAGCGTCGCTGAGCCGGCGACGGCGACCGTCGGGGTCGGGCGCGGGAACCACGCCTCGACCGGCTGCACGTTGCGGATCGGCCCGTTGATCCCGTCGCGGATCTCGATGTGGCTGATCTCGGTGCCGGCGGCGACCGCGCCCGACCCCCCGGCGTTGCCGACGGCGATGTTGGCGGTGCTGTCGAAGATGCTCGTCGCGCCGGCGGTGCTCTGGCCGACCTGGGTCCAGGTCACCCCGTCGTCGCTGACGTAGGC